GGGAAATCATTCCCGCAAGACGTTATGTCGAAAGAACATTCTGCTATCCTACCAGCATATGCCATGCCATCCTATGATGCCGGCCTTGCTATTTGTCATTCAAAGCTATGCCAACGGTGCTTGCGCATGATAAGCCAATAACCTTTTATCTCCGCTTTGCGGTCAGCCTGATGGCTGGATTAGCTTATTCCCGCCGGCAAGACTCTATAGAGCATTTGCCATGCCAAGAGGTCTAGCCAATAGAATATCCTCGGCAGGATGACCCTCCCCCACCCCTTCGTTTTTGGTGAGCGATATGTGTTGGATGGCCCCTCGACAAACCGCATCAAATTTTACAACTCCCTGAAATACTAGCATTGATAGGATTAGTCTGTATTGATTATTAATATAGACTGCGGCAAGGCATCCCATCAAAAGATTGATGTTGATTCTTATGGGTAGTAGTGCTAACTTGACTTCAATGAAAGCTATGCCAGCAATCGTAGGCGCAAAGGATGGGATGGCGGGGATGCGTCCACCGGCAGGTGTGAGTGCGGACTATGGGACGGAGATTAGGACACTGTTGGAACGCCAACCGTTGAATCCTTTTAAGAGGATGGAGTTTAGGGTGTTGTCTTTCAGACCCGCCACGCAAAGCGTGCAAGCAACCCTTGGGCAAGAAGTTATTGTTTGAATGGAAACAATCCCAGACATTTTTGAATCGTTCGCAGGAGAGCAGCGAGATGAGTCTGTATTGATTACTAATACAGACAAAGAACCCCGACCCCTGTTCAATGGCCGGCAGCCCTCCTATGTGCTAAAGGCCGAGCGTCCAGAACATCGTATTATCATAATGTTAAAAGCGGCGGGACGAACGAACATTGAAATTGCAGAGGCGACTGGTACGACGCCGGTTCATGTATCCCATATTGTTAAACAACCGTGGGCGGTTGAACAGATTCTTAAAGAGATTGAGAATACGGGTCGTCAACCTGTCATCGAGATGCTTCAAGACGCTACGGTAGCCGCTGCACAGTTTCAGATTGATTTATTAAATGACAAGGAGGCTAATAAAGAAACCCGGCGGAAGGCTTCTGACAGTATCCTTGATAGAGTTCTCGGCAAGGCAAATCAACCTTTTTCTGTCGACGATAAACGCAAGCCAGAAGACATGACTCTTGAGGAAATAGACAAACGTCTTTCTGAACTTCATGCAAAACAAAATTAATTTAGAGATTAGTCTTTACGAAGAACGTAAGCGCATTATGAAGGTGCGCTCATCGTTTAGGGAGTGGTGTCTTATTAATGGTTATATTCCGGCAGTTCATCACGAACTCATCATCAAGGAACTCCAAGAACTAGTCGATCGGCTTATTGCTACTCTAACAAAAGGTCCAATCGAAGGTGAGGAAGGGCTTCGCTTGATGGTATTAGAGCCGCCGGGTTCTGCTAAGAGCACTTATATTTCTAAACTATTTCCACCATGGTTTCTTGCTCAAATAAATGAACATATTAAAGAACTCGGTATCCTTGCCTGCTCCCATTCCGGCGACCTTGCTTCGGACTTTGGTCGGTCGGCGCGTAATCTCGTGGAATCAAACGAGCGTTGGCTCGGTTATTCACTTACACCTGATTCTCGAGCCGCGGACAAATGGGCAACCACCAACAGAGGTTATTATCAATCAGCCGGCGTCGGTGCTGGTATATCGGGACGGCGTGCTCATTTGGGAGTCATAGATGACTTCTGCGGTACGGAGGAAGAAGCTTCTTCAAAGACCTTTAATGACAAAATCTGGATATGGTATCAAAATGACTTTATTCCGCGTTTGCAACCTCATGCAGCGAGAGTCATTATTGCTAATCATCGGAATGAAGACGACCTAGTCGGTCGCTTGATGGTAAGTGAAGTCAGCAAGTGGAGGATTATACGGTTGAGGCTGATTATCGAGACGGAGGAACAAGCTGCTCAAGACCCATTAGGACGTAAGGTTGGTCAGTGGCTCTGGCCGGAGTATTTCACAAAAGAAATGGTTGAGGAGCGGATGCAAAACCCACGTGCCTCCGGCATCCAACAGCAGGAACCGTCACCTGAAAAGGGAGGGTTCTTTCAGAAAGACTGGATTGATAATTGTTTATACAAGCCCTCTGAACTTCCATCATTAATGGACTGTCGTTCTTATGCAGCATCTGACCATGCTGTGCGCGTAAAGCAACAGAATGATTTAACATGTATGGGGATTGGACTGTGGGCTAACGGGTTGTTGTATATTCATCCTGACTTAGTGTGGGATAGAATTAAGTCTAACAAGGCAATAGACGAGATGATGAGGATTGGTAGGATGTATCAACCACTATATTGGTGGGCGGAGAGGGAAAACATTTCAGGTTCTATTGGGCCAATCTTACAAGATGTGATGATGGACGCACATAATTGGCTTAATATAGTTGAGTTACCTACTGGTAATAAAGACTTAATGGCTCGTTCACAATCTATTAATGCACTAATGGCGATGGGTAAAGTGCGTTGGCCGGGATTTGCTCCGTGGTTTCAAAGAGCACGACGGGAAATGCTTTTGTTCCCTAATGGTTCACACGACGATTTTATTTCTTTCATTGCTCATTTAGGTCGTGGTGTTCATAGTATGGTTACAAAGACAAAGAAGATTGAACCTAAATTTGTAGAACAGGTTGGCTACGGCATCACCATAAACTCAATCCGCCGTCAGATGAATCACGATAAACGCACTGCGTCGTTTGCTACCCGATGAACGAGCAAGACACATTACAATCCCCCGACCCTCAAGCCCCGGTTGACCTTCCGCCGGCAAACCCGGCAGACAACCGCTTAGAGGTTGAGACAGTTAAACGCTGGACGTCTATCATCAAAAAGGCTAAAACCTATTTCGATGAGGACTTCAAGCGTATGCGCTCCAACATGGATTTCGCTGCCGGGTTGCAGTATGAAGGTCAAGACAAGATGGAGGAAGATAGGTATATTGCTAATTTTATCACCCATCAGACGAATCAGAAAACTGCTACGTTGTATGCTAAAAATCCCAAAGCCGAGTGGAAGAAAAGGAAACGCCTTGAGTATCAGTTGTGGGATGGTAAGGTAGAATCCTTGTGGGCAGCAGCAGTTGAGCTTCAACGTGCTGCGATGGAAGGCCCATCACCAATGACCATCCAAGCCCAGATGATGATGCAGGATTATCAACGAGGACAACAGATTGAAAAGCAGTATCAGAAAATGGGTGAAACATTGGAGATTTTGTATCAATATGAATGTGATACACAAGAGCCGGATTTTAAGTTACAAATGAAGCAGCTTGTGCGAAGGACGGTTATTACCGGCGTAGGTTTTGTGCGATTGAATTATTTTAACAATCTCAATCACGTTATTACCTCTGCTAATAATGATGATTCTATTGTTATGCGACTCAAGAGAGCAAAGTATATTATGTCGCAAATACAGGAGGATAAGGTTCAAGAAGACGATCCTCGAATGGAGGAGTTACGCTTACTTCTCACTGGAGCCGCCCAGTCGATTCAGACGAATGATACTGATGACCTTCAGGAGTCATTAGAATTTGATTTTCTTTCATCCACCTCGGTAATAGTAGACCCTAAATGTCAATCACTTAAGGGCTTTATTGGTGCCGATTGGATTGCTATTGAGTTTTTATTGGAGCTTGACGAGGCTAATGCGTATTTTGAATTGTCTGGCACGAAAGCAATTACCACTGATGCTGATACAATTATTTACGACAACGAGTCAAAGCAAGAGGTTAAAGAATCGTTGACAAAGAATAATCCCAAGGATGAAACCAAAAAGCCAATGGGACGTTTCTTTGAAGTATTCAACCGCCGGGATAAGACATATTTCTTTATCTGTGATGGGTATAAGTTTTATGTTCAGGAGCCACAACCGCTTAACCCGCCGATTAAACGTTTCTGGCCGGTGTTTGCTTTAACATTTAATGACGTCGAACCGGGTGATGGGTCGAAGGCACGGATTTATCCGCCGTCGGATGTGCAGCTTCTCAAACCGATGCAGAGGGAGATTAACCGGGAGCGTCAGCAGTTAAGAGAGCATCGGACGTCGAATAGTCCTTTCTTCCTCACGACAGAGGGTTGGTTAGCCGAGGAAGATGAGGAAAAGCTAAGTAAGCACGAGAACAACGAGATCGTTAAACTTAAAGCCACTCCTCCCGGCGGTGATTTGAAGTCCGCCATCGTTCAATTCCAGCCCGCTCCAATCGACCCGGCGGTTTATAACACCGACCCTATTATTGCAGACGCGGCAATGGTTACTGGGCAACAACAGCAGGTAGGACAAAAGACGCAAAGAAATGTAGCAGCTACTCCCGCCGTTATTCAAGAGCAATCACGAGTGACAGAAGTATCATCCAATGTTGATGATCTTGATGATTTGCTTACACAGTTGTCTAATGCCGGTGGTGAGATGATTATTCGGGCATTTCAGAATGAGACTGTGCAAAAGATTGTAGGGCCGGGTGCTGCCATTTTACCAGATGATAGGAGTGAACTTTGTAAGAATCTTTTCCTTCAAACCGTTGCTGCTTCCAGTGGACGCCCGAATAAGGCTATTGATGTGCAAAATGCGCAACAGCTTGTGCCATTGATGTTAAACGCCGGGGCAAATCCGTGGGGTATTATACAGTATGTTGCAAAGACCCTTGACGCTAATTTGAACCCTACAGACTTTGCTCCCGTTGCTCCACCACAGCAACCTCAACAAGGTGTGCAACAACATCAAGCCCCACAGCATAGTCAACAACAACGTCATCCCGGTATTGTTGGTCAGCACGCTGGTGGTCAGCCTATGCCAGTTGGCACACAGCAGGGAGGCTTACATTGAAAGTTGAAACACACAATTTTATCTACCTCACACCCCCTGATAGCAAAGGGCCGTTGTTGGTTATTATACGAAAACCCATTGGTGGTGGTGTGATGGTTGTAACGAACATTATAACCGTGGAAGATATACAGGCTTTGCAGACGCTTACAAAGCCACAATAATTTATGACAAAAGAAACCACAGACGCTAATACCGTAGAGCAGCCGTCTACCTCTACCGACGATAATGGTGCTGATTCGTCACAGCAACAACAGGACGTAAATACGAATCAGTCGAATGATAGTAGCGATACTAATCAAACTACTGACGATGGTGATGGAGCATTGCAAGACAATGGAACGTCCGCCAATACCACTGGTGACGATAATACTGACGACCAGAATAATAGTCAGCAACAGCAAGATGTAAAGGGAGAAGAAGACCCTAACGTCGTGTTGGACAAACCCGAAGATAAAGACCTACCGTTCCACAAAGAACCCCGCTTTCAGGAATTAGTCACGCAAAAGAACGAAGCACGTCAACAATTAGAGGCTGTAAAGCCCTTGGCTGACCAAGCTCGTGCTTTGCAAGACTATATGACGAGTAATGGTATTCCTCCTCAAGAGTTGCAGGCGTTTTTAGAGTATGCTACCTTAAAACGAACAAACCCACAGTTAGCGTTTGAACGTTTGCAAGGTGACTATAACGCGCTTGCACTTATGAATGGTGCTTCATTACCACCAGACCTACAAGCGGAAGTTGCTGCTGCAACAATGTCACCAGAACGTGCTAAAGAAATTGCACGCCTTAGGGGGCAGACGCAGTATCAATCATGGCAACAGCAGAATGGTCAAATGAACCAACAACAACAACAGGTTCAAATGATACAGGCTGCTTCAAGCCAGTGGACACAGAATAAACAAATCGCAGACCCCGACCTCAAGCCGGGTTCTAATTTGTGGCAGTTGGTGCAAGACAAGATAGACGCTCAACCTCCTTTCCGGTCGCCTCAAGAGGCGTATGCCGGTTCAGAGAAAGCATATACAGATGCTAAAGCATTTCTTGCTAAACTCCGGCCGCATCAGGTAGTTCCAAATCGTCGAGTTAACCAACATCGAAATTCTTCTGCAAACGAAGAGGTGGTTGTCAAAACAGCCGAGGATGTTACAAAGCTGTTTATCGCTAATGGCGGTAGACGTCCAACTCGAATCAAATACGCATAAAAAATATGGCAACATTAGGTTATCAAACGGCAGGTGATTTGGGTGCATTGCTTTTGCCCCTCTATGTGAGAGGTGATGCAGTTGCTCAAACAATACAGAAAAAGCCCATGCTTAAGTGGTGGGAGGAACATAAAGAGACCTTCTCTGGAGGGTTGAACTTTGAGATTAGCGACAACGTGCAGGGGGCGTTCATGTCTGATACACAGACGTTGACTGGTTATTCTAATGACGACCAGCTCTCGTTCGGTCAAGCAATGAATACCATCCGCACGGCGTTCTATGGGAAGGAACACAACTGGGGCTTGACTATCTCCTGGACGGAGTTAAAGCAGGCTGGTATTACCATTGACAACAAACAAGCGATACGTAATCATAGTGAACAAGATTTGTATGTTCTTACGAAACTGTATAAGAATCGTATGTCGGACTTTATTGAATCTTATTCACGATTGAAGGCTCGTTTGTTCTTCTTGGATGGTTCCCAAGACCCGAAGGCGATGCCGGGATTTAAGAGTATTATTACTGATACTCCCACAATTGGCACGACTGGTGGCATTAGTCGTTCTGCTAATCCTTGGTGGCAGCACCGGGCGAATCTCGCTTTGGCTACGTCACCCAATGATCAAACACTCTGTCGCTTCTTCCAGACAGAATTGCGTATGCTCAAACTGTTTGAAGGCGAGCCCAATGTGGCATTTTGTGGAAATGACTTCCTCAACGCTCTTGAGGCTGAAATTCGTGCGAAAGGCACATACACTATGGAGGGTTTTACCTCCAAGGGTAAGAATGACTTTGGACAAGCCGACATCTCCCTTAAGGGTCTTGGTACTTTTACGTGGGAACCAATGCTTGACCAACTAGGGGAAGGAAAACGTTGTTATATTCTTGACTCGCGCCGGATTCATGTCCGCCCGATGCAAGATGAGGATGATAAGACGCTCACGCCTACTCGTCCATATAATTATCTCATGTTCTTCCATAATATCACTTGGACGGGCACAATGACTACAACGCAGTTGAATTGTCATGGTGTGTATTCATTGGCTTAAGAGTTCATATTAATAATTAATACAGACTAAATGATTATGAAAAAACTTCTTATCTCGCTTGGCGTAGTGGCCGGTTTGACGGTCTCCGCACAAACAGGAATCATTAATTACAAGGAGTCCTCACTCCTATCGGGTTGGAATGTGTATCTGACTAACAGCATGACGACAGGGCCGGGTGCCACGAACCTGTATACGACACGAAACGGTCAGATTCTTTTTGCCAACACTAACAACACTATTAATGGTGTATTGAATACGAATATCCTTGCTCCCGACGCGTTTAATCTCGCGGGTGTGAAGTTATCCTACGACGCTAATGGTAACTTCAATGCCAATTCCGCTATTCATGTGTTGTTGAATCAAACAAATCTTATTCCCATTGCGGTGACTAATTCGCAAGGACAATGGTTTGTGGGAACACAGGCAACTACCAACAACTATCCTTATCAGAACCTTCCCGGTAACTGGGTGGGATGGCCGTTGGCGGCGTCGACGTATCCAGCATGGATGTATCCGGCGACGACGAATACTTACTTGGGTCTACCCTCGACGACGTCGACGAATAATCTAACGTTTTATTTCCAACGTGGCTGGTCTTATTCGCTTGGGGATAACGCGTCGTATACAGTATGGGACACTGGCACAAACATCTTCCAATTCACTTACAATGGTGCATTGGTTGCTGGTGGGGCAGTATGGGCTGTAGCAGGGACACCACAGACTATTATAACGAATCTACCAACTGCCTTCACGCAAGGTGCGGATATGGTTCGTTGTGCAGGGATTGTGGAAGCGACAGGGACTGGGAATGTTCCTTCGGTTTACATCCTTAATGCCTTAAGTATTGGTCAACCACAGTAAACATTAATTGGAAGGGGAAGTGACTAACCCTTCCTAGAAAGAACAAAATGGAAATAGCTAACGGAAGATTGAGATTGAACAAAGTCGGGTCTGATGTGCCTATTAAGGACTTCACTCCGGCAGAAGCGATGCTTTTACACATTCTCCACGGCCCCGCTAATGGTGGGTTGACTTTTGGTGAAGAGTTTAAGCATATTGAGGTTGTGGGAACAGCTAAAGTGCAAGTCAAGGCAAGTATTCCCGAAGTGAGGGAGCCGGATTTTGAAACACCGGCAGTTGCAGAACAACGGATTCCCGGTAAGATTATTAAAGTGGGTGTTCCTGCCGTTGAAGCAAAACCGGCAATTCCTCCTGTTGGAAAGCCGGGCGACCCTAATTATGAACCAATGGTTCCAGCAGTTGAAGCAAAGCAAGCCATTCCTGAAGTTAGGGAGCCTGACCAAATTGTGCCGGCCAAGTCCCCACAGTTAGTTCGTGGTAAGGTTTTGCAAGTTGCAGTTCCTGCCGTCCTCCGTGACCGCACTAACGCTGAGGAACGTCGTCGCCTTGCTTCCAAGTATCAAGCGAGGAATAAAGATAATAAATTCATTATTGACGAGGTGTGGCCGGATAAAATTAGTCCGAACCTTCCAGTTAAATTCAAAGACATTCCGTGGGCTTCTGCCTCTAGTGCAAACATTGAGGCAGCGTCTGTGAATTATGTAACTGGTTCTGTCGAATCCAAACAAATATAACATGGCACGGAATACTCCATTAGCGATTGTTCGTTCGTATGTAAAGACTGAATCGTTCCAAAATTTGGACGCTTCGTCAACTGCTGATGATCAACGTTTAAACCAACTGATTCAGAACGTCCAAAGTCAGTTGGCGGGGTCTTTCGATTGGTCGTTTTTGAAGAAACGATGGACGTTTGGTATTGGTGCCGGGGCACGTTATGTTCCCTTCCCTTCTGTGGATGATAGCGGTGTCCCCGGCACTCCCAATTTTGACCGTCCAGAAATGTTGCAGATTAAGTATGCGTCAATCTGGCAACCGATTGTGTATGGAGTTAGTGAAGACCCGGAGTTTAATTATCTTGACTCGGATGAGAATCAAGTATTAGACCCGATTCAACGTTGGCAGTTTTATGATGAAGGACAATTAGAGGTGTGGCCATTACCTGCATCGTCACAAACATTAAGATACGTAGGACAGCGACAATTAACTCCTCTTTCTTATACTACATTTTCAAGCACCGGTAGTTCTTTAGCTGGTTTAACTGCAACGTGGATTACGGTGTCAGTTAATACTCTTGGACATGGTTATTATAATCAAAACAATACTTATCCATACTATCTTTGGTTCATTCCAAGTCAGAATTTGTGGGTAGTAGTACCGTCTAATGACCCCGTTAAGGTTAATAATTCATTTTATTGGTTTTATACCGCCACATCAATTCTTGGTGTATGGACTGCTACTAATACCATATTTTTGCCAGTGCCCACATTTACAATCAATATACCCACGTTTGTGGATTCACAAACTCTTGACCTTGATGACTATCTTGTTGCCTATTTTGTCGCCGCGTCATGGCTTGGGGAGGACAATTCAAAATACAAATCTGTCATGGCAAAAGCTCAAGCGCGGTTGGTGTCTCTTCGAGGCACTAATCTTTCTCGCACTAAAACACTAATCATCGGTCGTGATTTGTTTCCAAATCGTCAACTCTTACGACAAGTTCCTATTGTGCTTGTTGGAGGAAAATAAACTATATGATACCAAATACTTACTACAATGTAGCATCAGTTCAAGTGTCGGCTCTACCCATTAAAGTGTGTCAGATTGAAGGTTACTTTAAGGGTGGGACTAATGCGTGGTTACAGGTGCATGATTCATGTGTCACTCCGGCAACAGGTGCTGTGCCAATTTATCAACTTCTTTTGAACGCCACCGCGCAGTTTCAAGAAACACTTCAGGTGGGGCGGCTGGCTTTTGGTGAGGGAGTGTTTGTAGGAGTAAGTTCCACTGAAGGAACATATACTGCATCAGTTAGCACAATGGATATAACGGTATTTACGAACAATAAACCATTATCCACTAATGCTGTGGGTGATAAAATTACATCAGTTAATAGTCGTCAAATTTGGAGTGAAGCAACTGGTGCTGCAAGTGCTAAAAAATTGTATCAGTTAGTAATCACTGAACAGGATGGCTTTAATAGCAATATCCTCATTTATGCTGATGATACTCCGAGTAACGTCAATCCGGGGTTGGTTATTGCACAATATCCACTATTGGCTTATCAAACAGTAATACTTCTTTTTGGTGACGGATTGAGGCCGTTTGACCAGTATTTACCTTCTACGTCGGCCGCTACGACTGTGAGACAGGGTTGTAATGTGATAATTGGTTATACCCCTGGAGCAGCTAATTCAAATGGTGTGACCAAATATGGTGCTGTTACATTAGGAGTGCCGGGTGTAGGCATACCGAAGACGGTTACTCATGCAACAATTCTTGCTATTACGAATTAATATGAAAAAACTTTTAATGTATTTTCTTTTAAGTTCGGTGGCGTTAGCTGATGTGCCTGTTCCGCCTGCGGCTTCACCGAGTGAAGTTATTGCTGGAACGTTAACTTCAAAATACATTTCTCCTGCAACAGCCCAGTTTATACCGGGAGTTGGTGGGCCGACGAATGGACAGACCGCTTCTCAAGTGGCCATACAAATCGAGGCATACGCGGCGACCGGGCAAGTTTATAGTGCGATAACTGCAATTACGGCGACGAATGCTTACTCTGCGCAAGTGGCGGCGGGCTACATTGACCCGCGACTTGGAATCACGAACTTCACCACGGCGGGCGGGGTGCAAGTCGTGTCGAACACCTTTACTCATTTGCTGGTGGCGAGTTCGGACACAAACGGCGTTCTGACCGTGCCGCAGGTGGTGGGGAACGTCATCGGCAGCGTGACCACGGCGACCAATGCGCTGGGATTTTCTTCTCTTGGAACGACCAACATTTATGTTTTTGGATCCGGTTCTGCGCAGAGTGTTTTTCTCGACACGGAGAATGGAAATCGGGAAACCCACATTGTTAATAATTATGGGGATGTGTGGTATGAATATGCGAACGCGGGGCAATTCGTTTTGGGCATTGATTCCCTTGGAAATAGTTTTGGGAATGCTGGATTTGTATATGGAGTCTATCCCCAATATGGAACCATCTACTCTTTGCCGACCGTTCCGACAAACCTAATTTCCTTCAAATACAACCTGTTCAATGATTCGGCTGAAAACATCCTGCGTCTCTACGGTGCGGAGTATTTTCAGTATGGGTTATCTCCTGGAGACCAGGCTTACCCGTCCGGCTACACCATCTCGTCATATTTTCCATTCAACGGCGGTTCGGCGTCGGCGATGGATGATTTGCCGCCGTCGCCGGTTGCCGTGGCAAACAATATGCCGATGCCCGTGTTCCGATTTGCCAACTATGCTGGCAACACGCTGCAATTCACAAACTGGGTGCAGGCGCAAATTACAAATACTCTTCCAAAGATTTCCACCGTCCACAATTTCCTCACAAACAATGGAGTGACCACGGTTTGTTTTATAGACTGCTACTGGGATGCGGCGCATCGGGATTCAGGCGGCGGGATTGTGTGGGACACCAATCAGTTTCCCAGCGGAATGCCATGGGTTGCCAGTTGGCTTCACACTAACGGCTGGAATCTGGAACTGGGACAATATTATCAAGGCGGATATTCAAATCAAGTCAGCATGATAGAAGGCGGCAGCGCCAGTTATGTGATGCTCACAGCTAGCACCATCCAGCGCGATATTGCGCGAATTCATTCATGGGGTGTTGACGGTTTCACCGCCGAAGACTCAAGCCTTGCGTCAGGGTATCAGCAGCAGATGATGTTGCAACTGTCCGCAGCCTGCGTTGCGCCCGGAGGATTTGTCTTTAATGATGTGACGGAACAACCCTATCCGAATCCGATGTCTTCGAGGGTGTTGATTCAAAATCCACCGAACCCAAACTGGGCAGGCTGGGTGAACGATGTTGCAAATGACGGAATATCTTATCTTCCTCCTTCAGCAGCGCTGAGCAGTCAGTTCCTAATTGATACGTGGAACTTTCGTGTTGATTGGACGAATTATGTTCCCGGCACTTCGCGCGGGCATTACGTTGAGGTGGGATCGTTTAACGGCGGCGGCGATGACCCGGTCATCGGTGATGCCCATATTGTTCTGTCCAGCGCGGCTATGATGTTTGCGTCTCTGGGCTTCTGGGGTGCAACCAACGATTCAATCTCCGCCAGTTTCAGCAACTCGGTTTTGTCGAACACAAAATGGATTTCCGTCTGGCACGACCCAATGTTTGCCCATGTGCAAAAGGTCTATGACGGCGGGATTCTCACCACGTCCGTCTGGTCGCGCGCATTGTCAACCGGCGGCTCGGCGGTGCTGATGGTGAACGAAACCTACACACAGCCGATGAGCGTGCAATTCAGCGCGCTGGGAATGTCACCGGCGCTTACCACATTTGACGTGTTCGATTGCTGGTCGAATCAGGACTTGGGAAATTTCAATGGCGGGTTCACGAACAGCATTCCGATACAGGATTGCGGACTTTATGTGGTTACGCCAGTATCTACCGGCGGTGGCGGTGGAAGCTCGGCATTGCCAGCCAGCACGAACTCAATTTGGAATCTCACAAACGCCGCAAACACATTTTCCGGCAACGGCGGCGGGCTGACGAACATTTACGTTAGCAGTCTTGTCATAAGCACAAACGCAGCTCCCCAGACCAATACCATTGTCGGGTTCTTCTGGCTGACCAACGGCGTGAATGTCTATAAAATTCCAGTGCTACAATGAAATTCCTGTTGCCATTATTCCTTTGCAGTTCGCTATTCGCCCAGAACATCACCAACCTTTACGTTGGTCAACAGTTGTCCGTTGGGATGCAGTTGACGACCGTGCCATCGGCGGGGTCGTCCTACACCAATGTCGTGAATGGTATTGTTGGCTGGTGGAAGTTTGATGAGGGGACTGGGCTTGTTGCATTGGACTCGTCCGGGAATCTTAACGTTGGAACAATCAATGGAGGTTCAAGTTATGTGACCGGAAAGGTTGGCCCTTACGCTCTTTCGTTTGATGGGAGTAGTGGGTATGTGGATGTTCCCAATAATTCATCCTATAAACTGAACGGACTTTCATCTATGAGCGTGTCATATTGGTTGAAATTGTCAAACTCGAATCCGTCAAATACTGTTTGGGGTCTTATTGGAGATTCAATTGATGGTGACCCAACTACCTACGGTGGGTGGCAAATGTATTTTGACAATAGAACATCTGAAACTTGCGGCGGTTCTAATACAAAACGCATTCAAATTGATATTGGTACGGCTGGCGCAGCTAATTATGCATCCAGTTATGTTGATGGTTCTATCACAAATACAAATTGGCATCATATCGTTGCGACTTATGACGGCACACAAAGTGGAAAAATATACATCGATGGAGTAAACAATGTCACATCTCCTGGTTCTTGTAAGAACATCATTGGTGCTATCAGAGACTCGACAAATAATTTTGTAATCGGTTCTCTAGAGGGGGGAATTTTACCAGTCAACGGCTCCCTCGACGACGTCCGCATATACAATAGAGCCTTGTCGGCAGGCGAAGTTCTTGACCTTTACAACTTCACGAAATGAGCCGAATCCTCACCATCCTTCTCCTGCTCCTGCTGCCCTGCTCACTGAAGGCGCAGTCTGTGACGCTGGGATGGAATCCGTCCGCTTCAACGAACGTGGTGGATTACAAAATCTATTATGGGACAAGCCATGCCGGCTACAGTTACACCTTTGACGCTGGCAATGCGACGAATTGTGTGGTCAGTAATCTCGTTGTTGGGGTGCATTATTACTTTGTGGCCACGGCAATAAATGCGTATGGTGCCGAAAGCCAGTTCTCGAATGAAGCAATTTGGCCGGACATATCCGGCAGTCCCGGAGGAGCGCCGTGGTTCTGGTAAAACAAAACATGGACGTGAACAACGAATGGAATAATAATATGACTGACTTAACAAACCTAACCGACCACGCTGCGCAGCAGAACTATCAATGGATGTTCGTTGCGTTGTTTATTCTCACACTTATTTTTGTCATCGTTATCTGGCGATGGGTAATTGCTGACCGCGAAAAGCTGGCGGCGCGTCTTACGGAAATGACCGACCGGCACATAGCTGCGACCGAGAAGATGACCGAGGTGGTTGCCAACAACACCGTTGCCATGAAAGAGGTTCGGGAGGTTATGGCTGTGTATAGAACTGTAACGAAAGGATAATATGAAAAACCTATTCACATCAATCGGGCTTGACGACGGCGAAGGCAACGTCAGCAGCACGCGGATTATCTTGGTTGCCGTAACCCTGTGCTGGCTCGCCAGCAAGTTTTACAACGCGCACCTGACACACCAGCCGATCACCTGGGACTCAACTGACATGGGAATCATCGGGTCGTTGGGCGGAGTCGGAATCGTCAAGACCATCGCAGAAAAACCGGCAGCAGCCCAGGCGCAACCGAAATAAATACCATGAGCAACCACGCCATCACCATCCTGTGCATCGTTATTCCGATTCTGTGCGTCATTGCCAGCATTGTATTGTTCTTTTTTGAGCAGGCGGCGCAGAAAAAAGAAATGTATGACCGAAATAAAAGGAACATTATTAATAACCAAACCAGCAACAATCCAACCGGTTGTGTCCTGCCTCTGGACGAAAAAACTGAAACAGTGTTCGTTACACGTCAGTCGAATGGGCGTGTAATGTTCTCGAATAAGTTGCCGAATAAATAAAATTTCTGGACTGAATCCAGATTAGCAAAACAACAAACATAATTATGAAAAATAAAAACATCATCGTCCTTTGTGCCGCAGTCGGTATTGCACTACTTACCAGCAGTTGCACGGTGGATAAACCGCAAGGTAAAATCCTGTCGGTCACGTCGCGTGGCCTTTACATCACGGTAGCGGCCACAGACAGCACGACCGGCACGCCCAAGGTTACATTGGGATTGGGCAGTCAGACGGTTACGCTCATTCCGACGAGCACGAACGGGCCGACTTACTCCGCCGCGTTTGCAGATAGCTCGTTCATTAACCAGACGGTGAATCCGTTCAGCACCAGTGGCAGTGAGACGCTGGCGAGCGGGGTGTATCAGGTCAACCAGACGAACAATTCCACGGCCACGCAGCCGGTTGTGCCAAAGTAATCCCATAAATAAGTCCATATTAATAATCAATATAGACTATGGCTAATGTAACGTTCTCCAATTTCAAAAATGGTCTCGATACACGTCGTTCTGAACTAACGACGCAACCGGGAGCATTATTGACGTTACAGGACGCACACATCAACGAAGGAGCGGAGATAGAAAAGCGGTTTGCTTTTCTTAATGCTTCTTATGTGCCGGAGAATTCATTAAGTTTAGAGGTAACCGGGGAAGGATTTAACCCCGGTTACCTTGGTGGAACAGTGGTGTTTGGTTCTGGAGCGTTGATTGCAACGACATTAAGTCGTCAAAACGTGGCCGGGGTTGTAACTTTGCAGGTTAGTGCTGCTAACCCTATTTATACATGGGTGGCCGGAGATACCATTAATGTTATTAATCTTGAGGTTAATGCAAATAGTGGTTTGGACAGCTATAATGGTAATTTTGTTCTTGTTTCAGCAACTTATACCACCGGCAATCCTAATTATTACAGTCTTGTTTATAATGTCACAGATGTTACTAGCGAAACTATAGTAACAGACCTTAAGGGTATAGTTGGATGGGGAGTAACAAATGTTCCACCACCTTTTTCAAATTCTTTTGGTTCTACGTCAGTAGTCTCTCGAAGTGTGTCAGCAGGGATAGTAACAATGGTTCTTTCAGTCCCACCTATTTATGGTGTTATTAATGGGAATAGTGTTGCTATTGTTGGAGCGTCGTATGCTGAATGTATTGTTCCCTTAAGTTTATTAAAGGTGGCTACTGGTTATCAGATTACATTTATAGCTACGGCTAATACGGAGCAAGTGGGTGACACAGTTTATTGGCCGGGAGCTTTTACAAATTATGTTTATTACCAACCATTAGTGCATCCAGCAGTTCAAGATGGAGCAACATTTGATGCAACTTATCATGCGTTGATAGCAATTACAGCTTCAACATCTTTTGGCGGTTTTACATGGACATCAGCAACATTTTCTGATGGAAACACCTTTGCTTTTTGGAGTCAAAACTATGTGCCTGCTTTTCGTAATGGTATTATTTTGAACGGTCTCGATACGACAAGTGTAGGTTCAAATGATCTTATTGCAAAGCAGTTAAGAAATCAAATTAATACCGCAAATCTTGCAGGATTTACTATAACTGCAGTAAGCACAGTTGGTGGGGTTTCATCCTTTTACTTATCTTCCCCTGTTGGAGAAACAATGAGTATTGTGGGTAATGCTTCAAACACTAACATCGGAAATGGAACAATAGTTCCTACACAAATTGGGCAAGGTTATCAAACAGTTTCTGGTGTCGCTTCTAACACTCAATTTACTTTCAATGCTGGAAGTTCAGGTTATGTTACAGGTGTTTATACATCTGTAGATGGTTATACAGTGAATCTTCTACAAGCCAGTATTTTATTTACAACCACATTAGCACAACTTGCAATCGACGTTTCTAACTCTATAGCAACCAATCCGAATAAGACAGTTTTCTTTACAGCAGAAGCGAATCAGTCAACGGTTTTGTTATGGGATAAAACTAATAGTGGAGTCACCTATAATGGGATTCATGTTAAAGTAGTGACAACTGGTGATATTTGTGTTGACAACATTCCATTTAATTTTACCTCGATAAATCCTTGGGCTGTTGGGGATTATGTTTCCACTATTAAATGGGATTCGACTGGGGTTAATACAGAGATTCTTGCGTGTAATCTAATTCCAGCCGGGGCACAGTATGTGGCAGGTAGTTATACTGTATTGAATGTTATAGCAGGTGTTCAATACGCTTGGGTTAAAGGAAATGCGACTAACCTTACGTATAATGGAGCAACAGTGATAAGTGCTTCTGGAAATTTTACTCCAACAACTTCTACAGTTGTTGTTATTACAGGAACAACAGGAGCGACTATAACATCTTCTGTCACAACTAATCAAGTTACTTTTTTAGCTGCTGACACATTAGCGCTTTTTGTTCAACGACTTGCCTTGATTATACAAAATAATGGCACTGTCTACACCGCTACTGCGGTAGCCGGGTTATCAAGTCAGTCAGTTGGGTCTTATAATCTTTACATAAGCCGCCGCACAGCTAGTTCGGTTACAGATATTTCAACACAATCAAGTGCAATAAACTTTACAAGCATGGCTGGAACTGTTACTAATGGATTATCCGGCGGAACAACAATAACATCAGCAAGACCATCAGTAACTATAAGTCCAACCCCACTTACAATAAACCCTCCATCTCAATCTCCTGTTAATGTTAATTTTACTGCTTCTTTTAATGGGGGTTATGCTCCGTATAATTTTCAATGGACTCTTGTTACTCAACCATTAGGAGGACAAGTTTATAAAAATAATTGTAGTTTTTCTCCAGGTTCCGCCTCGTCAGGAATAACCGCAGCCGGGATAACTATGGCGCAAATCACTCTTGTATGTATTCCATATCCCTTGCTCGGAGGTAATGCAAGTGGATTGGCTACATTGACTTGTAGTATCATAGACTCTGCCGGGAATGTAGCTAGTAAATCAATTAGTTTTACAATCTAATGGCCCTTCCAGTTACAATTACAATTAACGACACCCCGACTATTGGTGATTTTTCGTCAGGATTAAATACTATACTGGGACAGGGAAGTCTATGGTTAGTTGCTTTCGGGGGAACGTGGAATCCGGGCGACCAATTTGCTTTTGAAATTATTTTACCGGCTCAAACCTACGATTTCGGCACGGGTCGTATGACAAAACTTGTGCCTATTTCAGCCATAACCCTTTATGATCGAGTGCATTTTGTAGCTGGAACATATTGGTGTGGCTCTGATAATGGTGATGCAACTGCATGGGAACAACAAGCAGCGGGTGCTTTCAAAATACAGATTGCAAATCAAAGTCAACAACCGGAGAGTCTATTAGCCTTGTCATCATTTCAAGGTCGGATGGCGTTGTTTTCAAGACATACTACCCAGTTGTGGGGTATTGATGCTAATCCGTCGAATATAGCACAACAACAAGTGCTTAGTAATATAGGTATCGTAGCTCCTAATGCAGCACAATCGTTAGGTGATTCAGATATTTTGTTTCCTTCTGATTCTGGTATAAGAAGTCTTAAGGTTCAGACAATTAACCTTAATGGTTTCATTTCTGATATTGGCAGTCCAGTGGATGCTATTGTAAAAAGTGTTATTGCCGCTCAATCAACAACTGGAATATGCTCTGCTGTTGAACCGACAGGAAATCGGTATATGGTGTATTTTCCCCAAGACAGCACTTATGGAACATTTTTAGTATTGAGTTACTTCCCCGCATCAAAAATAGTGGCTTGGTCAACTTATACCACTTATTGGGCGGATGGAATGTATTTTACTCTCACCGCTTTGAAGGTGTTTAATTCAGCGGTATGGTTTAGGGGATATTCTAATACCCTCTTGCCGGGTGGTGGAAAGTCGTTTGTAGGCACTTATGGAAGTTATGCTTTTGGGTCGACGTATTACAATTATGACAGCACACAGGCAATTGCAGTCACCCCGTGGTTGGATTTGAAAAACCCCGGCAAAAGAAAAACATCCGAGGGAGTGGATGTTGTAATACAGGGTCAATGGGGAATTTATGGAAGTATGGATTTTAATGGTGTCAACAATGGGGCGACACTAAAAAAGATTTCTGACCCTTTGAATAAAAACTCTGCTGGTGTCTTTGCCTCGGCACAAAGAGGATTAATACCATGGGTGGATTCTGGTTACCATGTGCAACTTAAAGCAATCGCAAATGATGTGGCTAATCCCGGCAACCCGGCCATTTTGAGTGAGTTAGTGTATTATTTTAATCCCGGAGATGTAAAACCATGAATGAAATTGTTAAAATCCGTCCTTATGTTCCAGAGGATTGGAACAAATTAGTAGCTAATGCAAAGGCCGACAATCATAGTGGGGTTTATTTTCCTACAGACATTTTTGTAAAAAATGACGAGATTGTTGGATATAATTCAATAGGTGTTATTCCAATGGTGCTCTCTTGGCAACATAGTCAGAAAATGGGTGCAGTGGACTCTGCAATTGTATTGGGAAATATCCTTGGCACGACCCGGCAATTTAAGCACATCTGTATTCCATGCGACCCGGATTCACCATATCATAAAAGTGGTTTTCTCAAGAAAGCAGGCTTTGTGGAATATACAAAACAAATAATTCTCTACATTAAGGAATAATATGGGTTGTGGATCATCTAATGCTGGTGACCAGTTAGCTGGGCAACAAGCACAGCAGCAACAATGGACTGATCAATCAGTTCAAAACATTAATAATGCTTTTGCCGGGTTCACTCCACAGTTTTATCAAGGAGTGGGGCAGGCTTATCAAAACTACCAGATGCCGTTGCTTCAACAACAGTATCAGTCTAACAAAGACCAAACAGGGTTTAAATTAGCGGATCAAGGGTTACAAAATAGTAGTCAAGCACAGAATATGTATAACCAGTTAAATCAAGCTAACTCACAAGGACAACAGCAAATTGCTCAAGGTGCGTTAGGGCAACAACAAACATTACAGCAACAAGTTAGTAATGAACAAGCCAATCTTGTAGGTCAAGCACAGACGGCTACTAATCCTAGTGCTATTGGTCAACAGGCAATTTCTAATGCAGCATCGTTTGCGGCCCCTTCATCGTTTCAACCGCTTGGTCAGATGTTTAATAATTATGCTACACAGTATTTGGGAAATCAACAAAATAATACTTACAACCCAGCTACATTAGCCCTTTTAGCCCAGTATGGAGGGTATGGTGGTGGTGGTGGCGGTGGGGGTGGGTATTTACCAAGAACAATGTATTAAAGGAGATTTATGGGATGTGGAACAATAGCAGCTTTAGGACTCACCGCCGCTGGTACGGGGGCGAATATGTATGCCAATGATCAAGTAAGGGGTAAGATGAATGATCTTACAAATCAAGAATTGGCACGTAATCAGGGATTTGAACAGAAGGCACAGGGTGTGTTTAATAATTCATTACAACAAAGCACGCCACAAGCAGCTAATCAACAGATTGGTCAGGGTCAACAACAACTTGCCGGGTTGATTCAGAACGCACAACAGGTGCCTTTGTCATCTTCAATGCCAAGTTTTGGTAATGTGAACACAATGGCAGAAGGGGCTAAAACCGCAATGAGTAATAAAGCAGCGTCAGATTTGGGTGGATATAGTAATTATACATTACAACAACGGTTGAAAGACCAGCAAGCTGGGTCGCAGTTAGGAGTGATTGGTAGCGAAGCTCAAGGGTGGGCAAATGTTTTACCGGCACAATTACAACAAGCACAGGGTTCACAACAGGGATTACAAGCATTGGGAGCGTTACTTAATTCAGCGGGATTGTTGACAGGATTGAGTGGATGGGGTTCTGCTGCAACATCGGGAATAGACCCTGGGGTTAATAGTGCAGTTAATGCAGCTAATTTTAATAACAATGTTGGATGGATGTATCCGGCGCTACAATCGCCGGGTGCATTATATGGAGGATAATAAAATGCCAATTATAGGAAATCCGTGGGCACAGGATGCTGGCCGGTTCGGTCAGGGAGTGGGTGATTCGTTGTCACAAGCGTTGTTACAATTACCACAACAAAGGTATATGATGGCATTGCAACAGGCGCAGATGGCTCAACGTCAACAACAGATGGCTCAAAATTATGGTTTGCAACAACAAAAAGCACAGGAAATGGGGCAGTATCATAGTAATGAGCTTGGTTTGAGACAACAGCAAGTGGGTATAGATAAACAACGGGCAGATGACCAATGGGTGGCGAATAGAAATAGGATGTTGGGTGAAATAAGTGCTAATAATTTTCGTATGCAACAAGCACAAAAACCAACTGTTCAAGGAGGGATGATTATACAGCCTAATGTGCCACAACCATCACAGGATGGGTCACAACAAACGAATCAACCACCACAACAGCCTTGGTCTGTTACACCAGTTCCTCAAACACAAGGAGGGGGTGGTAGTTCGGCTTCTGGCACAGCAACAGCATTAGGAGACGTATCGAGTATTATTAAGAGAATGTTGGCTAGTCCCGGTTTGCAGACAAACTATCCTTCTATTTGGCAACAGTCTACAAATGCCTATCCTCAAATGTTACAGAGGTTTATGCAACAACCACAACCTTTTCCTCAAATGAGACAAACTAACCAACCCGGCATGATGCAATCGAATAGTATACCTCCATGGGCATCACAACAACTTCCCGATGGTTCATTTAACTTTGCTCCTTAATTATGAAGGTTAATATCCCTAATGTTGGGACGGTTAACTTTCCCGATTCGATGTCACCTAGTGAGGTGGATCAGGCGATTAAGACTAAGATACTGCCTTCTGCCGAGGGAGTCGGTATTAATAATCAATATGGACAATTTAGGTCCGCTAATAGTCCAGCACCAGCTTCTCTTAATCCACCACCACAATGGACAGAACCTCCTTATGAACGACCTATTGGGGATGATGCTGCATACAAACCCGGTGTTGGTGGTTCAAAGGGGTTTGTTCACAATATGTTAAATCCCGGCCCAATGATTGCACAACAAATGCATCCCGGTGTTGGGAAAGCATTAACGGAACAATTGACAGTGCCAAACGCTTTAATGGCTCCAATGATAGGTAGGTTGGTAGCAAAAATGGGTGCAGAATCGTTAGCACAAAAAATAATTCCATACTCAGTTAGAACTGCATTGGCAGCACAGGGAGCGGGTATTGCTGGCACAGCGGCAGGGCAGAAGATACCCGAAAACACTTCCGGTGAGAATAGATATCTTACTATGCAAGAGGTTTTTGGGGGTCTTATGATGGCTGGCGCACCAAAGTTGGGTGACGCTTTGAAGGCGTTGAATGATGCTAATAATGCTCGTAATTCACGCCATTATTACACAGACCCCGCTAATCGTCCACCAATTTTACAACAATCTAACAACCAAAGACCCACCCCGCCAGTATCCCCTACTGCATCTGAAAAATCTTTTCCCGATATACGAACAACGACTCCTTCAAAACCTCCTTTGGTTGTTAGTCCTTCTTTAGTTCACAGTGGAGCACAGGAGGCAAATAGTCCCATAAATCCCGATCGGAGTGATTTAATTCAACAGGTACAAAGGAACATACAGCAGTTTAAAGACTCTGCTAAACCAAAAGATTTAGGTGGTGGAATTGTAGAGGGAGAGATTAAACCTATCCCAGCTAAAACACTGTCTAATCACCTTATTGCTATTGGGATGAAACCTGACCCAACAATTAGTCGTCCAAACCGCCCAAGAATACTTAAAGGTAATTCGTTAAAATCATTAGACAATGCGGAATTAGAAAATTTGTATCAAAAAACAAAGGCACAGATTGATAATTTACGTTTTTCACCAGAGGAACGTAATAGAGTAGGAATTACAATGCCCCAAACTGCCGAGAGATGGGACGCAATTAGTAAGTTATTTCAAGCGGAGGTAAATAAACGAAATCGACAAATCACTCGGGGTAAGGGTGAAGGAATGAGTGATAAGCAAATAACATTAGAACCACAAGGAGTCCAAAATGAAAGAACAATGCAGCGAACCGGCCCTCAAGGGCAAAATGTCCAACCTCCATCACAAGAACAAGTTGAAGGGGAAGGAGTCAAAGCATCCGTCGAAAAATCACAACCGACGCAAGGAACACTTCCAAAAGGAAATGAAGATGTCCCCAAAGGAAGCGGAGGGTCACGCGGGAGTGATAGACAAACTAATGAAGGATTAGGGTTGGCCGACAAGGGGGATACGGCGTTGTTTGCTGGTATTCCATTTGCCTTTCCGCCGGAGTTGTGGGAGAAGTTAGGGTTTAAAAAGGATACACCTATTGATGCGGAACAGTTGATTAACAAATTAAGGAATGTGGTGGGAGTAAATAGTCAAGCATGGCAGCATATACAGGGGATGAATTTAGCACAAAAAGGGGAGAAAGTGTCTGTTAATGAATTGGCTAAACGGGCGGAGGCGGCTGCACCGAAGGTGGAGGTTAAGGATTATGGGATGGAGGGGAAGGTGAGTGAGGCGAAGAAGGAGTATGATAAGATGACGCATGAGTGGTATGATACACTATCTAACGAAGAAAAAAATCAAGTGCTTGTTCCTTCTGAGTGGGGTAACTTAAAACCAGAATTACGTAAAAAAGCGAAGGAGTATGAAACCTTAGCTCAAAAAACTGTAAATGAACCCCGCGACACCTCCCCCCGTGCAACCTCCGCCTACTCCTCTGTCTCCGCTCTCCCTACTGACGAACCAATGCCAAAGTGGACGACGACAAAGAGTGGTAAGAATGTGCAGAGAGTGGATGTGGTGATACCTCATGCTAAAGAAGGTAAGGGAGTAGAACTACCAATAGGAGCACAACTGCCTAACTTCGGTGATGCTGGTAAAGAAGTAAATAAGAATCTAGGTGTGCTCTGGAACCCCGACAACCTCCACGAAAACCTCCCCAACACTCTCGGATGGGCGATGATACAGTATGTGCCTGATAGGATACAAATAAAGTATCTGGACAGACCAGAAGGATACCAACCAGAAGTAAAACCTAAAGCTATGCTAGTAGCAGAGGCACAGAGTAGGTGGGGGCAGAGCAATAAGAAGCTAAAAGACAACCTAAAGAATGACGTAAATCTAAATGCAGCACAAGAGACACTCGATAAAGCTGCTCGCGGTGAGATAAACCTAGATGCACACACAAAACAAAGACTAGAACAACTACTCTCTAAACGTGTAAGTGATATAGACCACCCCCTCCTCCGCGACTACAACCGTCTAATCCTCAAAGCCGCGATTGACCAAGCACACAAAGAAGGTGCTACGCATATTATGGTGATTGATGGGAAGAGCGCACTCATGACTGAAAAGCTCGATGAGCAGTATAAAGAAAACCCACAAGGTAAGTATGAGCATGGTGGTAAAAAATATGATAGCAAACACGAAGGTGGCTTCATGCTCAACTACGACAACATCCTCCCGAAGATAGCCGAAGAACTTACAGGGAGTAAGGGTGAGAAAGTGAGTCTTGGGGAGCATAAGAATGCGTATGAGCAGAAACCACATCAACAAGTGCTACGACGCTTCGGAACAGAAGCAGAAGCTAAACAGTGGATGGAACAAAACCAGCCAGATGGTAAGATACAAGAGAACCCGCCAAATGCGTATGGCAATAAAGAATGGCTAGTGCTCAAACCAGCACAAGATAAACGCTCCAACCTCATCTTCCGCAAAGAACTTGCTCGTGGCACACAAGAAGAAATGGTAGCACAACTGCCTAAGTGGAAAGAACAATACCCTAATGCAGAAGTAAAACAAGACTCAAATGGATGGCATATCAGCACACCTAAGATCGATGTCTCTGGTCGTCTCTACCCAATAGCAAAAGCCCGTAAAGATTTTTCAATCCTTGGTAAAGACCATCCTATCGAACAATCCGCCGCCGGATTAGCACACCCTGTCGAGCCTCAAAAACTCCACAGTGGTTTAGACCATGAAAAACTAGATAAACTTACTGAACGTATAGCTCGTATTGCTTTTCGTAATCCTGAAACTGGTGAAATTATTTCAGCCCCAAGTGGAATTCATTCACAGTTCCTTTCACATCCTGACTATGAAAAAGCGCATGATGATGACGTAGGTTGGGTTACTAATTTAGGGCGTTTTGTTAATCGTGATGAGGCTTTAGAGTTGGGGAAAAAGACAGGTCAATTTCAAC